TAAAAAGACTTTGGTTATTTTTCTAATCTTACTATATATTGCTTTTCCCAATGAATGCAAGTGAACAAAAGTGAACTTTGGTGCACATTTAACTAAATATTGTAGGATTGTCTAAATATTCCTCTCCATATAGCGTTTCAAACTCTTTTAACGCTCTGGCATGGGCTTTTTTTACCCATCTTTCTGAATAGTTTATACGACAAGCTGTTTCGTAATATGGTCTATTCTCAACGTATCTGTCGGTCAAAACCTCATACGAAATATGATTAGGCATTTTGTCTATCTGCTTGATTATATGCTCCTTCATGGTCAAATACATCTTGATTGTAGCCTTTAACTTCTTCTGAGCATCTATTAGTTCGGCTACTGATTCTGCCATCTTATCCCCTTTCATGGATGTTTGGACTTTGTTTGGATCAAGCAGTATAGGCTTAACACCATGAACCATTGCGTCTAGCCTACTAACCTCGTATTGCTTATGTTCGGCCATGCTCTTAAATCTGCGTATCTGTTTTAAATAGTCTTGTGTTGTCATAATCTCTCCCCTTAGTAAAACTTACTCCTAAATGGATTAAATGTTGCCTCTACTGTTCCTTTTGTCTGTCCTCTTGTAAAATATAAAGCTGCATTAGCAAAACAATCTGGAACATCATCGTGTACGTTCTTTCCAACAATGGAATATCTGCAAAGCCAGGTAACCATGGTCCCATAATCCTCTTTTAGACCATACATGGTTTCATCTTTAAACAAGATGTTCTTTTTTACCCAATCTGCATTGACTATGATTCGTGTCTCTTTGTTTGTTTCGGTTGGCTTGGTTGTTATGTTCGTAAATCCGCCCATAGCCTTTAATGCTTTATCTACATCGGCAGCGACACGTTCGCCACCGTTGTTTGATTCAAACTCCGCTTGCTGTACTTTATGCCTAAACAATAGGTTTGCACATTTTTGGGTCTGAACATCAAAGTTAACATTGTCATCGCAAACACAATCAACACAGTAAAAGTCGTTCTCGTAGCGATATAAGACAAGTAAAACCATGAAGTCTGTACCACTATTTTTCGTATCTGCAATGGCATATATACCATCTGGATCCTTGAGTGGTAACGACAAGTACCGCCTTAACTCGTCTGCGTGGTATAGGATTCCCTCTCGCTCTATAGGGTCGTTCTTGTACAAACACCTATAGGTGATATCGTCCATTATTTTGGCCTGTTCCTCGAAAAAAGCTTCATCCATGCCATTGTATTTGTAGTTGAAATTGCTTTTTCCTGTCTCTGGATCAATGTCAGGTACAGCTATGAATCTTGCCCTGTCATTCCCCTTATACATAAGCTGTAATCGCCCTATAACGTCATGCACGGACCACCTTGTAGCTATATGTATCTCTTTTACTCTGCCGTTTAACTTACGCTGTCTAGCATCAACACTGTATACTCGCCATAATTTGTCTAACAACGACTTGTTCAATGCCTCTTCTATACCGCCAATAAGGTCATCGCAGAATAAATACCGATTTGCTCTTACTTTACCTGAGTTTTTTGCCCCTACTGATGTGCATTGCAACGATGCAAACGGCTTATATGCGTTCAAATTAAGGGTTTCCGCCTTGGCATTCTTATTCTGCACATATACAGTCGGAAAAATCTCGTTAAAACAGTATTCTGAGTCGTTTTCTATGATGTCATCTACTCCGTCATAGTACATTCTCGTAATTTCTGAGGAATGGCTATAAAACAGGTTGTAATCGTCAGGGTGTTTCCCCATTACCCAGGAGCAGAAAAACTTTTCAAGCGTTGTTTTGCCCGTTCCAGGTGGCAAGCTTATTGACAAAATATCTAGTACATCATCCTCTAAGTCTTGCAAGCCCTGCACTACCCCTGTTTTCCTTAGACATTCTCGCCTTGGATAGTAAAACCTCGCTTGCGGCTGCCTCTTGCGTTCCAAGTAAAGCATATAGCTATCAAACAAATCCTTAGATTCTAAAAACAACAAATCCCAAAACAACTTGTTCTCCGCTGTCTCTACTTCATGCTCTCGACAATAATCGTCTAGTTCAAACAAGTCGAATCCTTTTCGGTCTGGACTTATCGACCTTGTACTGAATTTCACTATCTGATACAACTCATTCTTCGCCAACAAGGTCTGCCTAAATCCAAAGTCTTTATATCCATTCTCCAAATATATCTGCGCAGCTTTATATCTCGCCTCGCAATATTCTCTCTTCGGCCCTTTCTCTTTAACTAGCTTATCTATTTTCTTGCAATATTCCCGTAATTCCTCTATCTCTTCCATAACACGCTCTTCCCTTAGATTTTGGGCTGCAAGTCGTGAGGTCCTTACAGCCCTGTACTTGAATGGGGTTTTTAGGTACATACTTATCCTAGCAAGGAAAATCTGTGTTTTCGGTCCTTTTTTGTTTTTTCGGGATTTTTTGAGGGGACTTTTTTGAATTTCGGGGGATAAGAGTAGGTAACTTAGGGCAAATCCAGGCTCCCCCATATCCCCCCACGGGCCACGGCAACCCCTAGCCACCAAGCCAAACCAAGCCGACAAGTGGACGGACAGACAGAAGAAAGGACCCTGCACCACTGCATCAAACATCCCAACATCTAGCCCCTTTTATAAATCTATCGGATAAATACGAGTTTATGGGATAGATTTAGGACAAAGAAAAAGCCCTACAAACAGCATAAAATCAACGTTTGTAAGACTTTCTTAATTCTGGCAATAAAATTTTTCCGATAGATAAACACTAGATATTGTGTTTATAGTTCTTCAAGCTTTGGTAATTCCGACAAACTGATCAAGGCTTTTGCTTTCGCTTGTTCTTGAATACGCTCTTTAGCATACATTAGGCCGATGTCCTTGTTGTTGTTTGCGTTAGTAACAAGGCCCAACGGGGTATCATTTAACTTTGATACTGTTTCATATTGAAGAGATTCGAAGAGTTTATTTGTGGCATTAATAATGGGCAGGGTAAGGTTTCCATCTCCACCACACGTAGTTTTCAAAACTACATCATCATTTATAATATTATCATCATTATTACTACTCAAATATAATATATTATCCTTTTCAATAATAAAAGAGTCCAACATATTATCGAGATTATTTTTAGCGGAATAAATAAAATTAACGCTTCGATTGATCAAAAGTGCAAAACCAAAAAGGGAAATCTTGTCATAGTCTAGAGATTTAGCTATATACCATTCTATTAAATTAATATAATCAATATAGTTATATTTTTTTAAACCTTTAGAAGTTTTAATTTCTAAAGATTGAACATAGTTTGAATATATAAACATCATGCAAGCATTAAACTTGTTAGTTGGTATAGCTTTTGATTCGTTTTCAATATCTATATTTTTGGATATCCAAAAACTTGAGAAGCTATTATTTAAATTTTCAATTAATTCGGCTTTGTCTGTCATAATTTAAAGCCCCCTTTCTAGTTTTTATTATAAATCAAAAAAATAATGTTTTCGGAAAACTGCAGATAAAAAAATTCAAAACCAGGCTACTAGGCTTTTATATTATCATTTATTTAATATTAAAATATTCACTTAATATAAAATATAGGCTAAAAATTATAAAGCCTTTGAAAGGCAAATTTAAGCGTTTAAAGACTATATCCTAATTTGTCGGATTCTGGAAAACAAAAAATTGCAAAAAGAAAAGGGGCTAATCAAAGCCCCTTAGAAATTAAAAATTTCTTTGCTGATTCTTCAAGCTTAAAATCATTTGCAATCATTCTGCCTATGAAATTTTGATTTTGATAAACCGAATAGCTATTCAAGAATCTATTAATATTATCAATTTTATTCACTGAATATATTAACCCTTTATATTTAATGGTCAACTTGTCGCACCCCCTAACAGATAGCATTTTCTCTAAACTCTTTTAAAAGTCTATAAGTCTTTCCGATTTTTTCAAAATACTCCACGATCTCGGCAATCTCTAAAATCGATAAATCTATATCGCACTCCCTGAAAAGAAAATCTTGAAAAGCTTGTGCAAGCTGTCTTGCGCTGTCTTGCTTTTCGTGGTATGTCTTGCCCCTAACAACGAGTGGTAAAATATCCACATTTTCAAAATTCAAATTGTTAAACGTATCAAATGCACTTTTAAATTGATAATCATTTATATATAATTCCTTGTAACGCTTATTAGTATTTGTGTCCGTGTAGCTTGCTAATATTAATCTATTCATATCTTTCGCCCCCTTTTTATAAATTGATTAATTCATAATATTCGCCGTTAATAGTCACTAAAATTTCTCGCCCATCTTCTAAAGCTTGC